GCCGCCGCTAGTTTTACATCAAATCTTCCATCTGCTCTTGCGTTTGTGAAATATAAATTTGTTGTGCCTTCACTAAGATTGTCTGTGTTGGCCGCCGCTATTCTGGCATCCGCTCTCGCATTTGTGTAATACAAGTTCGTGCTTCCTTCAGATAATGCATCTGTGTCGTGATTTGCAATACTTGAAACTGTACCTGTGACAGATCCTGTAATGGCACCTGAGGCATTTATTGTAGTAAATGAGGCACCAGCTGGTGTTGTTGCACCAATAGTTGTTCCGTCAATGGCACCGCCACCAATGTCAACATTGTTAGATACAAAGTTTGTTACTGTAAGATTAGTTAAACTCGATACTGAAAAGTTTGACAATGAAGCTGAACCCATGTCAATTTGTGATGCACCGGCAAACACCCATGATCCTGAGCCGGCATCGTTATATATTAAACTTGCTTGTATGGCTCCTGACTTGTCAATCTCAATGCCTGACGTTGTTAACGTATTTTGATTTTTATTAAGTGTAATAATATTATCACTTGTTGTCAAATTATCCGCAGTGGCATTAATGATATTTGCTGTATCAGTGTTAAACTGAACATTACTATCAAAAGTAAGTGTTCCTGTGGTTCTTCTAGTGGTTCTGCCCATGTTTCTCTTCCTTCTTAATTATTTAGCATCTTTAGGAAGAGCACAAAAGAAAAACGCCCGACATAAAGCCGGGCGTTTTAAATGTTTCTAACTTGTAACTATTATACAAACGATAAGTTTGACATAGTAATTCTTGCTAGGTAGTCACCTGCATTACCTAATGAAGATGCTGTGTTGTTCAACTCTACGTAACCGTATCTTGTCATAAATGACACTGTTGGTTCAAAAGTTGATGGATCAATCACAACGCCTGATGACATTAGAGGAATGTAAGGACAATAGAATGCTGGAGAATCTACTTCACCTGCACCTTTGTAACCTACAAGTACGTCTGTACCGTCTGAAGCATATGAGTTTACATAAATTCTCATTGCACCGTTAAGTGTACCAACCATTTTTGTGTTAGTTGGTGCTTCGAAAGTACCTTCAGTTGTTCTTGCAAACGCTGAAGTTGTCGCTGATTGAAGAACTGTTAGAGCGGCTGGTGACATAACTGCGTAGTTACCTGCACCTCTTCTTGTTCTTTGTGCGATTCTGTTAGCTTCTCTGTTGATTAACACTGCTAAAGCGGCGTGTTTATCACCAATGAAAGTAGCTGTACCAGTTACAGATGATTGGTCGTAGTTGTCACCTGCGGCTGTAGCCAATGATAATAGTGAGTTGATGATCTCTTGATCGATCTCAGCTGTTATCTCTTGTGCTAGAGCGGCCATGATTTCTGCTTCTACATCTAAACCGTGCATCGCATTGGCATCTTGAGCGGCTTCGAAAGTCCATCTTGCTGATAGTTTTCTAGTTTTCGCTTCAACTGTTTGTTTTAAAATTTGGATAGATAGTTTGTTACCACCTGAACCTTCTAGTGATGATGTTGCCGCGGCTGTATCAGTCGTTGCACCTTCTTCACCTGAATAACCTCTAGCGATTTTAGCCGGTGATAAAGCCTCTTCACCTGCTGTTACGCCTTGGTCTGATTCTGCGTATCTAACTCTTAAAGTGTGGATTTGTCCCACTGGGCCTGTCATAGGTTGTACACCAACGATTTCGTTAGCGATAACTGTAGGCATAACCCTTCTAATTACTGGAAGAATAACTTTGTTAAGAGCGGCAACGTTACCGGCTCCTGTTGCACCTGCTGAGGCACTCTCTGCCAAATACTTCTGAGTGTTTTCTAAAACTACACCCATTGTATCTTTTTTTTGGCCTTCAAGACCTTCTAGCAGTGCTGACTTCGTATCATTCCAATTTTCAGTTAATGTTTTATCTGACATAGTATTAACTCCTTAGTCCTGCTAGTCTTTTAATATCAACGATAGTTTCGTCTTCATTAATATTAGTTTGATTATTTATTCTATCACCAGTGTGTTCTGTTATCATATCAGCTGATTCTTCTTTTGCAACTGATTCGTTTAACACTGCTGGCAAATATTTGTCGAACTGCTTTTTTAAATTAGCAGTTTGCACTGACTCAAGTAACTCAACCATAACTTGACGCTTGTCTTTTGACAACGGAGCGACAAGTTCTGCTAAAGTTTTTTCTCTAACCATTTTGTCCTCAGCTATCTTTAATTTAGTTTCTGTTTCTTGAATTTCAGTATTTTTTTGTTCTACTTTACCTTCTAGTTCTGAAATTGCATCTTGCTTCTCAGATATTTCTGATTGCAATTTACGTATTTCACCACCTTCTGACAAGTAAGAACTCATATACTCACCTGCAAATGCTTCAAACACTTTTCTACCAAAGTTGTTTTCTTTAGCAACTTTGATGTCTTCTTTTAGTGTTGTCATTTCATTTGTAAGTGTTGAGTTCACTGTTTTCTCTACAAGCTCTGCGGCTCTTTTGATGAAAGCTGATTTAGTTTCTTCGATAATTTTCTTACCTTCAGCAACTAATTTAACTTTTCTTTCAACTAGATCCGTTTTGTCTTGTTCGAATTCAGTTAGCTCTTTAGAGAGTTGTCTGACTACAAAGTTTTCTAACTTTGTAAATTGACCTTTAAGGCTATCTCTATCTTCCCTTAGTTCTTTCACTTCTTTTACTAAAGCGTCTGAAATGAATTTAGACAGCATATTTGAATGCTCACCAACTGCTTTTTTATAAGCAACTCTTTCTGCAACAACTTTTTGTTTGTCTTCTGCAAATTCTGAAATTTCTTTCTTCAATGCATCTGACATCATGTTGTCCATTGCTTCAACAATCTGTGATTTATCATTCTCATATCTCTGTGCAAACTCTTCTCTAAGTTCCGCTGAGATTTCCTCACGTGTCTCAGACAGCTTTGTCTCCCAAGCTTCTTGTACTTTAGTTTTTAGCTCTTCGCTTAAAACTTCAGATCCAAAAATTTCTGTAATGTCTGCCATCTGAATCTCCTTACTTCTTGTTTAACTCACTTATTAATTTAGTAATTTCATTTGCCAAATACTTTTCAGCTTGTTTATCAAACATACTTGCTTGAGCCAAGCCATGAAGTTTCTGACCCCCGTTCATGTTCCATAAGCCTTCATAAATGGCTTTTGGATAGGCGTCTGGGGCAGAAGGTTGAGCAACAATGTCAACAGTGATAATTTCAAATCCTTGAACTTCACCATTTTCATTTACGTTACCTGACCCTCTTGAACTTACACCTAGTTTTGCACCGCTATTAAGTAAAGTTTCAACAATTTTACCCATCGGTGTCGGCATTATTTTTAGTTTTCCAATTCCATTAGGTCCATCCATCCAAATTTCTTCAATCATGTGTGAGACACGATCTAGGTTAACCGTTAAGTTCTCTGGATGATCAGCTTCACCTAAAACACTGTAACCTGAATCAAGCCTAGACTTGATGTTTTGTACAGCAGTTGAGATTTCACTAACTGGATAAATCCTTTGGTTTTGATTCTTTACGCCACCTTGAATGAAAACACCTTTCATCTTAAGATGTTTATTGTCGTCTTTACCTTCGGATAACACTTCAATCTTTGCTTGATCAAATGTTAATGCTTCTGTTAATGGACGAATCATTGTAGGTCTGCCTTTCGTAAACAAATTACTTGCCTGCTATTGTTGATTTAGCTTTTGCGTCACCGCCGTCTGCTGAATCTACACTAACATTTGAAGTACTTGGTTCTGTAGTTGCACCCATATCCTGTACTTTTGGAGCTGGAGCACCTTTTTCATCACCACCTTTTGATACGCTAGGTGCCGCACCCATGTCTTTCATGTTTGCGTTAGCTACTGGTGATTTTGATTTTTCTGAACCATCTTTGTTATCTGTTTTAACTGGCGTTAATGAAGCTTCTTCAACTGTTTCAGCTTTTGATTCTTCTTCAATAGGAGCGTCAACTGATTCTTCAGCTGGCATTTCCATTTCCATTTCATCTTCTGCTGGTGCTTCTGCTTCTGCATCATCGCCTGCCATAATTTTTTCGAATTTATCTTTCAGCTCTTCTAAAGCATCTTCTAAATCGTCAACTCTTTCTTCGGTTTCTTCATGATCAGCTTTTTCTTCGCCTTCTTCATCATCGTCACCTTCGTTAGTTTCTTCGTATTCGATTTCTTCTGCGTTATCTTCAGCTTCTTGTTTTAATTCGTCTTTTAGATCTTGTTCAGCGTCGCCTGTTTCGCCGCCTACTGTTTCTTCAACAGCTTCTTCTTTAGATTCTGTTGTTGACTCTTCTTCTTTTGATTCTTCTACTGCTTCTTCTGAATCAGTTGCTTCTTCTACTTTTTCTTCTGTAGCTTCTTCAACTTTTTCATCTGCTGTAGAGGTATCTTCGTTCACAAGTTCTTCATGAATTGCTCTAGCTTTTTCAACAATGGCATCATGTAATAAAGCTTCTGCTTTATCTTGCTCACCGTTCACTAGATATTCTAAAACTTGTTCTAGTTTTGAACTCATTTCTGACATATCGATATCTCCTTATAAATTAGTACGTACTACTATTTTTAATTAAGTATATTTAACATTAATTTAATATTTTTTGTCTCAAACGGCGGGAAATTGCAGTTTTTTTGAAAAAAACTACAAATTTAGCTGTATAAAAGATCTTTTAACCTTAAACAGCTGGTGGCTGTCCATACATCTTAGCTACAAATTCAGCGTTTTCTTGCTGATCTTGTAAACGTATTTCTCTCACTTTTCTTAACTTGTTTAAGTGCTTTAGTGTAAGTCTAGTTTTTCGTGAAGATCCTATCTGAGCAGATGAGTACTTGTCTTGATCTGGAAGATAAGCTTCTTTTAGTTCTTTTATACGCATGATAATATTATTTAGTAAATAAGTTTATATCATGTATGAAAAAATTGTCAGTGTAAAAGAACTTTTTCAAGCAGAGCTCGATGCTATCAATAACTACATTGTTATTATGGAGGATCGTAAAGATCTCAACGAGGAAGAAATTTCAACCATTGCAGACTTAAAAATTGTGGCACAGTATCTAACTGATCGTATAAATGATGATGTTGATATTGAACCTTTAGGCAATCAAGGTAATCAAACTATACATTAAGTAGTTGGTTCAGTGTCTGTATCAGTTTGTGTATCACCTGATATCGGTGATTGTGTTCCATCTAAATCAGGATTAACATTTGTGTCGGAAGCTGGCATAGTACTTGCTGGCATAGGTGCTCCACCTACTGCACCTAAATCATCTCCTACCACTTCTTCACCTGGCATCGATGATGCATTTTCCTCAGCCCATAATCTTTGATTTTCATAAATTTCATCTTCAGTCATTTTCATAAATCTCTTCATAGCAAATCGTTTACTAATGTAAGGTACTTGTTGTACTTGATTGAAGATGTTAACTAGCTGTGTATCTAATTCAATCTGTCTGTACTTGCCAAAGTTTTGTGGCTCATTAAATTGTATTTCAAACATACCCGAATCAATTTCAATACCTCTGTGCTTTAAGAACATTTTAAATTCTTTATCAATGTTCGGTTGTATGAAGTTTTGTATTCTCTTACAGAATTTTGTAAATCTAAATTCTTGAATGTATGCTGTACCAACTCTGCCATCAGTGAATGCTGTTTGTGGATCATTAGGAGAACTAGGCAGATAAGCACTTGGTACTCTTAAACCTTTCATCAGCTTGTCATTAAAATATCTTAAATCATCTATTTCACCTAGTTGTGTTCCGCCTGGTAATGTTTCAACCTTCGAACCTCTACCTTCAGCCGTTTGTGCAAAGAAATAATCTTCAATCATTGATAATGGATTGTATGTTGCGTCCATTACGTTTGAACCACCACCTGTTTGGTTTGGAATTCTTCTTTGGTGTATTTCATTTTTAACACGTTCGATAAAACCCATAGCTTTTGATGTTGGCATATTACCTACATCAATATAGAACACTCTTCTTTCAGGTGCTCTTTGTACTCTATAAATTATGATCGAATCTTCTAATAATTCTTTTTGTTTAAAAGTTTTAAAGATAGGTTCTAGTAAGCTAACACCAAAAGGCCAATATCTATCCATGCCTTCAGTTAAACTTAAATGTACAATGTGTGACGCATCAATAGGATACACTGTTGCGTCTCTTTGAAATCTTGTTCCACCGTAACCACCAGCTGGCGATTGACCTGTTGGTTGATATGCTCTATTAGACATACCGCCTGCCATAGGTGATCCCATTGCTTGGTTACCACCACTTAATGGTGAATTAAAGTTTGCATAAGCATCACTAGTGATGTTTAAATTTTTAACATTAAGATCTAAATTTTTAATAAAGTATGCTTCTGGTTTTTTACCTTTACCTTCATTTACAACAATTCTTTCTACTGTTGTAGGATCGACCCAATACCATTTGTAAGTTTGCGGATCTCTGACAAACATTTGATCTCCATACTTGATAGTATTTCTGACCATTTTGAAACATCTTTTTTGCCACTGATTAATTTTGTTCCATTGGTGTAACGTTTTAACCAATAATGACGATTCTGTGTCAGTTGGCTCATCTTTATATTTGATATTAAACGGAGATCCTGTTTCTTCATCTATCTGTGAACAGAATTCTGCAATAGTATCTATTGCCGCATTAATTTCTGTGTCAAGATCCATCATATCATATTGATAGTATCTTTCACGTCTATTAGGCATACCGGCATACACTTCAGGTAACCAAGTATTATACTTGCTGTGCTGTGTGCCTGGTTGCTGAGGAGAAGTGCTACCTACCGGTGACTTTGTTCCCGCTTCAGTTCCGTATTCTTTAAAATATTTTCGCCAACTCATGATATAGTATTTATAGTATATGTTTTATTTGTATTTGTCAAGTCTTTTAAGCGTCCAATATTAGTCTGCTTTTAGCATGGCATCTTTGGTATTTGCATTAATTTTTACCAATTCATTAACCATCTCTGTCAGTTTTTGTACTTGTTGTTCGTTTAGATCGTTATTTTTGATATATTGATCCAATAATTTTTCTTCTGATGACTTCTGTGGATTTTCACTATCGCCAAACATTGGCATAATTTTTATGTTACTTTTAGTTTGTGCTGTTCCAAAATTAAACATCGACGATTCCTGTGAACCAGTAACTATGTCATTGTTTATACCAGATGTGTTAGATTGGCTAGTGTATCCTTGTCCTGTGTTACCAAAACTGTAACCATACTGTGCCATTTCTTTTTCAATCTGATTCATCATCTGCATATTAGTTTGTGCTGTTCCATATCCAAGAGAGAAGTTACCTTTACCTCTTAAAAATCTAGCCATGTTTTTGTCAAACGATGTGTCTTTGCCTGTTGTTAAGAAATTCTCAATGTCTTCTGAAGCATACCCACCTTGTGCAAGATACATTCTTTTTAAAGCATCGGTTTGTTGTTTCATCAATGCTTTGTATTGTGGATTTCCTGGTGACATACCTTGCATCTGTTTTTGAGCATCTTTAAACGATGCCATGTTTGTATCCATTGTGTTGAACGTGTCTTGATTAAAGCCTCCGCCTATAACTAGAGCCATTGCTTTGTTTAAAACACTTACAAACATTGTAGTCAATCCTTTGCTCATTCCACCTAGCACATCATTGAATAAACTTCCATCAAACAAT